GCTGGATGCACTTGTGGCGAAGATGAAGATGATTGCGATTGCACCATAGGGCCATATACGGCATCATCCGCCGCATTGGACGGCTACAACTGAGAGCCCAAATGCCCGGACTGCAAGACAGGAACCTCTGCAGATCGTCGCTGCATGTAGGCTGGCCTGGAGGTCCGGGCAGATCTCTGATTTTGGAACAGATCTGCTCAGGGCTGCTGAAAGCCCCTCTCCTTCAGGGGAGGGGTAGCTTACAGCATACGATCGCAGAAGCGACATATGGAAACAAGACCCCGGAAACGCTCCGTTCGCAGCTTGTATTTCGATAAACACACCGGGTCAGTAGAAGCGCGGTAATGTCCGCAAAAGCCTAGGAGCGCGACGTGGTGATGCGGAAACCCGAACACATTTACTCCACGACCAGGCCATAGCATGAACTCCGAACTTCTCTCTCTGATCCGAGCAACCGGCTACTTGTCGGATGGGGACCTCACCGATCAAGCCAGATACGACCTTCTAACTCCCACATTCTGGCGCAGAGCTCGAGCTCTGGGCTATGATCTGCCAGACCTGCGGCGCAAGCTCTGGCGTGCTGCCGGCAGACCAGAGACCTTCCTTCTATCCCAGCTCCCTCAGTCAGAGATCGAGAAGGCGGTGAAGAGCAAGTCCAAAGAAGAGGACCCCCGTAAAAGGATCAAGGAGACCGCCGCTATCATCGCTCTGCTCTACAAGCGAGGTGAGAAGGCCATCAAGGCAGCCATCGACAGCAACCTCGATAACCCGGACAGGCTGCGATCTCTCACAGACCGGATCCGGCGAGAGCTGCTGGTGAATGCGGCCTCATGGCTGGGAACTTCCATCCCAGGTCTGTACCTGGCAGGATCTCGTGCTGGGTCACTACAGGGGCCGCATGCTAAGGCGGCTCAGGCCATGGCCACCCAAGAGTTCAACCGTTTCAAAGAGACGGATGCCCAGCTGGGCAGACACATAGAAGAGGTCATAGCCGAATCGGAGAAGCGAAGAGTTCAGGCAACACTGGCGGGCAAGAAGGTCGATTACACTGGCCTGAGGGGCCGGGTGATAGGCCACAAGACGATAGACGGCAAAGAGCTGGGGATCGCAGATTACATTCAGATGGTGGCGATAACAGCTGCTAGGAACTCATTTAACGAAGGCTCCATCAACCGGGCAGTTGAGCAGAACGAGGATCTGGTCTTAATATCCCGCGAGATCAGATCGAACACCTGCAGCGTGTGCCGCGAGTGGGCGGGGAAGATTGTGTCCATATCTGGAAGGTCGAAAGAGTACCCAGCGCTCGACACTGCATTAGAGGAGGGGCTCATGCATCCGAATTGCATTCATCACATTTTGCCAATTGATTATCCCGGATCGACTTAACATGATTTCTGAAGAAGAGTATGAAGCCCACGAGGCCCACCGGGCTATGGTAGCCCGTTGTCGGGCATTGATGGATGACTGGCAGGCTCTGAAAGAGATGGGCCGCGAAGCCGAAAAATATTGTTGAGGTAATATTTATGATCATGCGCATACCCATCCTCAAGTCTATCCTCCGGAATCTTGATTGGTTCGAAGAGGCTAGGCGGCACCACGTAGCCCCGGACGGCTCTATACTTCTTGGCGGTACCAATCATCGACTCAAGAAAGCGGGCAATTGGGAGGAATCCAAGCACCCCCGTGCAGACGATGGCAAGTTCACGTCGGGCTCAGGAGGCGGCTCCAAGAAGCCATCCAAGACGAAGAGGAAGCTGGAAAGGCGTGCGGAAGCAGCCAGCCAGGGACGAGTGTCCGGTGCTATCCAGACACTCTTGAGTGGTGGCAGCGCATTGGACAAGATCGGATGGCTGAATACGAGCAAGCCGAAAGAGCCCGAGAAGAAACCCGTAGAGGAAAAGAAGCCAGAGCAACAGCGACTACCAAAATACGAGGACATTCCCGGAGCCGAGCGCCTAGTAGGTGGGCCGGGGGTAATCCCCTTCTCGACCGACAAATACGGTGGGTGGAATGGGCTGTACCATTCGCACGACCAGAAAGTAATAGGCAAGATGGAAAACGGACTCCTCCGGCTGGATGTGTACGATGCCAAATCCAACAAACTCCTATCCTCGGCCAAGTTCGATCTGAAGGAAGATAAAAACTTTGGAACGAACGTAAAAGGAAAACATGGGAATGTGAAGATAAATTACCTCAAGGTAAATAAAATACCAGAGGGATTCCCTGCATACACTGACCGCGCCGCGATAGACCGGAAACTCGAAGTTGATGAGTATATCGGAAACACACGCGAGTCAATCGCATCAACTCATCCAGACATGCAGAGACTTGCGATTCACTTAGATGAAAATGGGAAGATCAAAAGCCACCAACTGATACCCATAACAGCGACAGTGCAGGATGAGAACGCAATCTACGTCCCGGCTTTCGGAAACGAGGCGAAAGCCAAAAGGGCAATCGAAGACGCCTTACTGCATGGAAAATATACGAAAGGCTGACAGGGAGCGCCCAAGCAGCAGGAGAAGCCGAAACCCAAAGTATCCTTAGCAGACCAAGCAACCAAGATCAAGCTCAAGGATCTCAAAGAGCTGCCTTTAGGCAAGCTCCGAAGCATGCAAGCCGCACTGCAGAAGCATCCCAAATTCAACAACCCGGCATACCCGGAAGGCAAAAAGTACGATAAAGCTCTGCAGGCGCGATATACAGCAAAGTCTGATTTTCATGATTAACAAAGGTATCGATCTCGGAGACATCCACGTTCCCCGATTAGAAGGTAATTCTATGGATGAAGAAGAATATATAGAAGACGAGGAGCTGGAGAAAGGCTCCGATTTAGATCGCGTTCGCGCCATACTGGCCAGTGAAGGCGAAGGCATAGATGAAATCGACCAGCTGATCGAGATGGCCACTGACCCGCAGCTCAAAGAGATCCTGCAGGCCATCCAATCAGACGAGCAGAAGCACCAGGCCGCTCTGGAGCAGTGGCTTGAGATGCAGGACGAGGGCGGATCAGACGAGCCTGAGCCCGAGGACGCACCAGACCCCGATGAAGGCGAAGAAGAGCAGATCGAGGCCGATGCTGACCCAGACGACGGCATATCTGAAGAGGATCTTTTCGGTGATGAAACCGAGCCCGAAGAAGAGGCTACCAGCGACCTCATAGACGACATCCGGGAAGTCCTGGCAGAGCATGAGGCAGAGAAGGCCGAGGACGAAGAGCCTGAAGAGGACGAAGACGAGGATGAAGACCTCCCCGAGTTCCTGAAGGAAGACGACGATGAAGAGGAAGACGAGGACGAAGTAAGCAAGGTCATGAAGTCCTACCGGGTGCCTATCATCGTATCCAAGGGCAGCGATCAGCAGATCGTTTATGGAGTCGTCAGCGAGCCCAATGTCATAGACCTGCAGGGTGACCGCCTGAGCAAGTCGGAGATCCGCGCGGCCTGTCACAAGTTCATGCAGACCAGCCAGCGGATCGGCAAAGAGCATTCTGGTGTGGCCAAAGCTTCCATCATCGAGAGCTACATCGCTCCAACTGACTTCAAGTGCAACGGCCAGGTCGTGAAATCCGGGAGCTGGGTTATGGCTGTCAAGATCCACGATCCTGCTCTCTGGCAGGCAGTGAAGAAGGGCGACATAACAGGTTTCTCGATTGCGGGAACCGGCACACGCACCCCCTTCTGAAATCTTTTCTTGATGACCCGAGGTGATTCTAATTGCCAAACGAACTTACGGATTTAGAACTGGATGAGGTTTCCCTAGTCGGTAAAGCGGCTAATGGGAAGCGTTTCTTATTATATAAATCAGCTAATGGAAGTGTACCGATGAGAAAGACCAAGCCCGCTAGGGCTGACAAGGCCGGAGCAAGGGCTCTGGTCAGCAAGGCTGAGCTGCTGGATATCGTCCAGAAAGCAGTCGAACCGATCCGCAAGGAGAACGAGAAGCTGCGCTCTATCCTCCGCAAGAAGGAGTATGAGCAGATAGCTAAGTCCGACTTCAGCGGCCTGGGGACTCCTGAAGAGGGAGCCGAGATCCTGAAGAGCCTGGAGGCTCTGCCCTCCGAGGCCAGGAAGACCATTCTTAAGACACTCAAGCAGGCCAGCGTGATGAAGACAGAGGCTGGAAAGCTGCTCTATCATCCGATGGGCAGCGACAGGCCCGCACCTGGGACCTCCATGGCCGAGTTCGAAGCCCTGGTAACCAAGCACGAGAGCCTAATCCAGAAGTCCGGTAGCGGCCCCACAGATCCCAAGGTTCGCCATGCTCTGGCGGTAGCCGCAGCCACTCGCGAGAATGGCGCTCTGGCTAAGTCCGTGCTGGCTGAGGAGAGGGCAGGTGCTGTGCGCGCCCAGATGGGGGTGATCTGAAGTGACTGACATGACAGCCCCCTTCAGGGAAGCTCTACCAGGAGACATTAGCTCCTACAATCCAGACGGTGACATGTCTGCTCTGGAGTACTGTTTCGTCCAGCTGGACACCACAAGAGCCCGGACAGTACAGGCATTCTCAAGCGGCCATCCGGTAGGCGTCCTGTGCAACAGGCCTACGGAAACCGCGACTTCCACCAACTTCTCAATCACCGCGCTGGTCCAGTGGAGAGGCAAAGCCCTCGTCAAGACTGGATCCAGTGGTCTGGCAGTAGGTGACCTGGTGAAAGTCGGAACTGGTGGGGTCGGCGACAAGGCCACGCCCACCAACAAGGATATCATCGTGGGACAGTGCGAAGTCGCTGCTGCTGCGGGGCTCCCGGCTACCGTGAGACTGTTCACGTACCAGGCGAACATTTGAGGTGATGATTCATGGATTACAGAGAAACTATAGCATCCCTGGCCCAGCAGGTAGTTAACAAGGGCCTGGACTATTCACAGATCCACGTAGCCCGGCTGGAGTCGGAGTGGTCTCTCGCCTACAGGCAGGAACCCTCAAACTTTGTGGCTGATAAATGGTTCCCTATGATATCGGTGAACCAGATAGCCGGTCTCTATCCCAAGTGGGCTATGGAGAATCACTTTACCAACAAGGCAGGTGAGTGGAGACCCGGCAGCATCCCGCCCCAGGGAGAACTCAAGGTTGATACCCCCGGCTCGTATGTGTGCCGACGGTATGCATTCGAGATGCCCCTCATGGCTGATATCCCCTACGTGGCCGATCAGGGCTATCCCATCGAGCAGGCGACTACTAACATGGTTACTGACGTTCTCCAGCTCAACAAAGAGCTGGTCATCGCCAACAACTACTTCAAGGAGTCTGTTTGGGGAATCGATGTCACTGGCGTATCCAGCGGCGAGACCTGGTCTCCCGGCGATATTACCACAGGCGAGACCATTCGCCAGTTCAACGACGCGGACAGCGACCCTCTGGGTGTCTTCAAGGATTCCAAGCTGGCTATCAAGAAGGCCTGTGGTCTGCTGCCCAACACGATGGTCATAGGCGAGCAGGCCTACGAGGAGATGAGGATCAACAACCAGCTGATCAGTCTCTACAGGAATCCACAGGGTGCTGACAAGGTCCCCACCAAGCTGAACGAGCAGATGATAGCTCAGGCTCTGGACATCGATAACGTTCTGGTGGCTAAAGCCATGTACAACACCGCCGCTCCCGGTGATACTGTCGCGCTTGACTGGATATTTGGTAAGCACATCTGGCTGGGATACGTGACCTCCCCCGGACCTCTGACTACCCTGGCGGGCATGAACCTGTCCTTCAACGAACCTCTGGGCGGCTTCGATACTGCTCTGACCCAGGTGCCCGATCTGCACACCCACACCACCTATTACCAGGGCTTCCAGTGCTGGTGCCCGGTGGTAATGGCCACAACTGCTGGTATGTTCATGAAGAACGTGGTAGCCTGAAGGCGGTAACGATGACTCGCTACAAAGTGGTGCGAGCATTCGAAAGGCATGATGGCAAAGCCCTGCGCAAGTTCACGCGGGGCTCTATCATCAGCCAGAAGGATGCCGCTAAGATGGCTGTCAGGCCCGAGACGAAGCGACAAAGTACCATTGAAGTCCTGATCAACTCAGGAGCTATATTGGCTATACCCGAGGAGGTGACACCAATTGACTCATAGAGTAGACCGCATCTGGGGGCCGGTCAAGGCCGATAACCTGATGGCTGACAAGCTCTATGCCAACCAGGCTAAACTCATCTTCGATAAGACGGCGGGCAGCTATGTAATCGGAACCGTGCCCGGCAACAGCGTCCTGGAGTACGCCGTGGTCAACATCGCCACAGGCTTTGACGACACGCTAACCCTCGGGAATGCTTCTGATGCAGATGCCTACATAGAGAACGACGACTTCCCCAAGACGGCAGGCATGCATGATCCTATCGCCCTGAACATCCCGTTCGCAGCCGCAACTGCAATCAAGCTGGCCGTCGGGGCATCGACCACGGCAGGTGCCGGTACTATCTGGCTACTCTGGAGGCCACTGAAATGAGATTCATATCTATCCTTCTGGTGCTCATGACCCTCATGGGTGCCGCCAGTGCCGCATCGTCGGACGTCGCGGGCGTCTACAATAAGAACCTGGTAGGCGCGGTTATCATCATACCTGCCGCAGAAACCAGCGACACCGACCAGATCGTGAACGACGCCAGCCTGAACTCGACCACCAACCTGCTGATAAGGTCTACTGGTGTCGGATCTTCGAACTTCATAGATGATCCGGATGTCCCCCGATGCCTCATAGTGACTCCATCAGGCGCAGTAACCACCGAGATCAAGTTCACCGGCTTGGACATCTCGGGAGCGGTGATAACCGAAAACCTGACCTTCTCAGCATCCTCCGATGCCCAGACCACGACTAAGGCATTCAAGAGCGTTACCAGGATAGACGCCACCACATCAGGCACCCCTCGGACCGTAGATATCGGCACGGCTGACAAGCTAGCTCTGAACAAGAAGTTCGCAGTCAACCCGGTGGTCTACTGTTCAGTCAACGGTGCAAGAGAAGGCACAGCACCAGCAGTAACGGTGTCCTCGACAGTGTTGGCTCAGAACACCATCGACACGGCCACGGAACCGGGCGGGCATGTAACCAAAGTTTGGGTTCTGTACTGAGGGGAAGAAAATGACGACATACAAAGATGAGATCGGGTACGTGGTATCGAT